TTACTTCACTGATACAATCAATATTTCTCTAGGTTTACCTGTACCTCTTTTATATTCTTCCTTAGTATCAATAACAATTTGAGAAAATATTGTAGTAATCATTTGTTTACGTTCATAATCATTCGCATGGATCCACAGCGATTCAATATTTTCGGTTAAGAACTCTATTTCTTTATCATTATGCTTATTACTTTGTTTTATAGTTTTAATTTCACGTAGTATTTCTTTTTCTCTTTCACGTAGTTTTTCGGTATTTTCAATTAGTTCATCAATTTCAATGATGTCTTTTTCAAACATAGTTTTTTGTTTCTTTAGAAGTTTTTTAATGGATGTTAATTCGTTTTCCAATTCTGATAACAAATCATTGCTTATATCTGAAACATTAGTGGGACCAACAATATCCTCAACTAGTTCATCAAATATACTAAATATTTTTCTTACTAAATTATCTTCGAGAATTATATGACTAGTGCATTTTTTTCCAGCTTTTTTACCTGAACATCTATAAGTTTTTTTACCAGCACTTTTATGGCCTGACATAGAATGACCACATCTACCACATTTCAATATTGATGAAAAATAGTAATTACTTGTTTCTCGTTTTCCACCGAAAGTTCTACGTTTATCCAAAATATCTTGTAGTTCCCAAAACTCTTCTCTTGGTATTATTCTTTCATGATTTCCTTCAAATAATTTCTGCTCTTTTGGTGGCTTTTTATATTCTTTTAAGCTTTCATTAAAAGTTAAATACCCAGCGTAAACAGGATTGTTTGCAATATCCCTAACCGTATCAACGTGCCAATCTCCGCCTTTTCTGGTAGTAAAACCTTTAACAGTAAATTGTTTTGCTATTGAATAAAATCCAATTGTTTTAGCGAGTTCAAAAACATTTTTCACCACTTTTTTTTCATGCTCATCTATACTTAAGGCCTTATCAATAATTTGATAACCGTATGGAGGTGTACCGCCTTTCCATAGTCCTAATTTTGTCTTTTTTTCCATCCCCATTCTTACACGTTCAGCTAAGTTCTCACGCTCCCATTGGGCGATGGCAGCAACTAATGTGATAAACAATCTTCCCATTGCGTTTGTTGTATCATAAACTTCTGTCGCGCTTTTAAAACTGCAATTATTTTCGTCAAGGACTTGTAATATCGTATAGAGATCAAGTACAGATCTTGTAAGACGATCCAGACGATAGACGAGTAGAACGTCAATATTTCCTTTTTTAATTTCATCCATCATTAATGTGAATTTCGGTCTTTCTAAATCTTTTGCAGAATAACCATCATCAATGAATACAGATACTACTTCCCACCCTTGGGAAATACAATAAGCTTTTAACTTTTCTAATTGTGCCGCAATAGAATATCCATGTTTAGCTTGTTCTTCAGTACTAACACGAATATATATTACACATTTCATTTCTTCACCTCAGTACAATTTATTAAATACGTTATGGGATTTATGTATACGAAGTAATATGTAGGATGTTTCGTAGGAGTAAAGTAAGTACTTGACTGTCGCTTGCAGTGAGGAAATCTCACTGTTTTCCCGACCAAATGAAATCATATAGGTCTTCCATATGCACATTAAGTTGATGTGAAATATTCTTCGCTGTTTTATATGACATGATGGTTTCGTTATTAGCATAAGCATTGATTTGTTGTTTCTTCATACCAAGTTTTTCTGCTAATTCAACTTGTGTCATCTTTTTATTTCTTAAGATTTCATTTAGTCGACAATTGCCGACATCAAACACTTTTTCACCACCTAGGTATTAATGATTGGACTTACTGATTGGACTTACACTATATAAAAATTTGCCTATTATTTTTATATCTTCACAATTTTCTTTTGTGTATTTTTGATCCGTAAAAATTTCATCATATGAACATGGTTCTAAAACTACTAAATCTGTAAATTTATAAACCTTTTTCAATGTAGCATAACTTCCATTCACAATAACCGCAGCTATTTCTCCATTTTCAACTTCTTGTTGTTTTCTCAAAACTGCATAATTCCCACTTGGTACTATCTTATTCATACTTTCTCCATGCACTACTAAACCAAAGACCTCTTCAGGGTTATTGACATCATAAGCTGGATAAATTTCATCTACTATATCTTGGATAGCTTCGATTGGTTGTCCAGCTGCTATTTTTCCAATGACAGGAATCTTATTATTATTTTGAATTGTCAAGTATTGATTCGCCAATTCTTGGCCCCTAATGAGTTCTAATTTTCCATTAATTATTTGAGCAGTCGTATTTTTATAAGTCGTATCAATATCGGATTTTGCAACTCCAAATACTCTGGCCATTTTTTCTAGAACACCAGAACTCGGTTTCGCTCGGTAATTCATGTAATCACTCATAGTACTCTTTGCAATTTCAATTTTTTCTGCAAGATCTGATTGAGTCATGTGGTTTTGTTTAAGTAATTTTTTAATGTTTTGTACGATTATTATTTTTTGTTCATCAGCCATTGTTCTCACCACCCTTACAGTTTTTTCTAAATAATCTTTATAAATATACAATAACACATTACGAAAAATTCGTAAAGAGTATGTTTTGTATGAATTTTTCGTATTTTCGTATTGTAATTGCAAGTATTTAGTAATATCATTGGAAACATAAGGAGGAGATAACATTGATTACTAAACAATGGGCAATCAGCGAGCTGCGCGAACATACTGGTTATAGCCAAGCGAAGTTTGCAAAAGAAATTATTCATGTATCACCTAAAACCCTCTGGTTATATGAACAGGACTCTACTAATCTTCCAGATGATTTAATCAAAAAATACATGTACTTGTTCAATGTAGCGTATGAGGACATTTTTTTCGGTCCGAAGTACGAAAAAATCGTACTAGTTCGAAATGAGATTAATAAACGTATGGAAATGTTGAAAAATACTGAACTTATAGAGCAGTCCTCATAAAGATACAGCATATGTTTTATCAAGAGGTGATTAGCATGAAGGTTGAAATAACTGAAGAAAAACTTCGAAAGTTAAAACCTGTTTTTGAAAGCATTCTATCCCGAAAGTATGGGAAGGAAATTAAATTTGTCACTCTAACTATGGGAAACATCACAATCGAAAAAGATCAATGACAATATTTTAATTTTTTATTTTTTTATCCTTTATGCAGAATTTGAGGAACGAAAGTTGTTCTACACCTGAAAGGAGGTGAAACAAGTGGAACATGAAGCAAAAACAAGAACAGATCTTATAGGTCAAACCGGTTCTATCACAAGAAACTTCACAATTGTGGATGCTAAGGAATATCCAACAGGCGTAGATGTCCGAGTATCTGACAGCATGGGTGAAGAGTATTGGACAGGCTTAGAAGATTTAGAACTTGAAAGATAAGGAGCTGAGAGGATTGCACATAATAGGAGCGATGGTATGTATCTCGTCGTTGTTAGTGTTCTCGGTATTAATCATAGGTTCAAAAATAAAAAGGAGGATTATAAAAAATGAAATCAACTGGAATTGTAAGAAAAATTGATGAACTAGGCAGAATTGTTATTCCAATGGAAATACGCCGTAATTTAGGTCTTGAAGAGAAAGATCCAATTGAAATCTTTGTGGATGGTGATTCTATCATTCTAAAAAGTTATCAAGCCCAAGAAGGACCTGTTCAAAAGGTAAAAACCTTATTAGGAAAGTTTAGTGAAGAAGATATTTTGGAAGCATTGAATAAATTAGAGCAAAAAAAATAAGACCCATGCGCCAACATAGGTCAACTAAACAAATTATTCAACATCATATTAGCATTATTACTAATTACCGTAAAGGAGGAAATTATTTTGTCATTAGATACAAAGGAACGTGGAATCGTTTATGAACCACTAAATCCGTTGAATCTTCCTTTATACGAAACACTTAAAAAGTATCAGTCTTCATTAGATGGTAGTAGAGTCTATGACGACTTAATCGATGTGTATATAAATTATGAAATGACATACAAGGAGGAAATGAATTATGGCAGTTAATGCATTAGAACAATTGGAACTAACGGAAGTTGAAGAAATGCAGGAACAGGAACAACGTTTTGAAATCACTGATAAAGAAAGTCTTAACTGGGCTTTCAGAAAAGTATCTGCTCTTAAATCAGAAGAAAAGGAAATTAAGCAGTTAGCTAATGTGGAACGTGATCGTATCAATGCATGGGAGCAGAAAGAACTGAATCCCATCCACAATAGTATAAGTTTCTTTGAAGGTCTTATTCAGAAATATCATGCTGAACAACTGGCTGAAAATCCAAAAGCTAAGACGATTTCTACACCGTATGGAAAATCTAAAACTCGTACAAGTAAGGAAGCACCAGAAAAGCAAAATGAAGAAGTTCTTCTACAGTATGTGATTGAAAATGAAATGGACGAGTACATCAAAAACAGTGTGAAATGGGCTGATTTGAAGAAATCACTCAAGATTGTAGAAGTTAGTGGTGAGAAAGCCGTTGTAGATGAAAATGGACAACTTGTTCCAGGTGTTTATGTAAAACCAGCATCTATTTCTTATAGTGTGGAGGTCTAAAACGTGAGTTATTATGGTGACGAATTTTATTATGAGCCTAGTGAATTTGATATACAGGTAGATGAATTTAAACAAAGCTTGATGAAGTCTGTCAAAGAAGAATTTGTTGCTGAAATGGAAGCATTACGTAAAGAAAATAATGAATTACAAGAAGTAAAGGCTAATTTTGAAGAGATTAAACAGTCTTTTGAAGCTGAAAAACGTGAACTAGCTTATGAATATGAACAGCTTAAATCAAATGTTAGAAGAGAGCGTTTAAGTCAGCTGATGAAAGATTTTGAAGTTGAACTTTATACAGTCGCATCAAAAGGTAAGTCTAAGCCTAAATGTAACAAATGTAATGAGCAACGAAGAGTTTATTACAAAACTCCATCAGGAAAAGAAACTTATGAAATGTGTGAGTGTAGCTCCAGAATATCAATTTATGAGCCTATTCCTATTCAATTGAGCGAATTCAGCATTCGAAATGGAAAAGGGAATGCATGGTATAGAGTCAAGAGTGATATGGGAGATGAATGGTTATCTTTCTATGAAGATAGTATTTCCGGAAGTGAACTTATTACTTCTGAAGATCAGTTCGAAGCAATTGGATATGCATATAAATCACTCTTTAAAACAAAAGAAATCGCTCAGAAATTCTGTGATTTTAAAAATAGTAAGGAGGCATAATAGTGGAACTTACAAACGGAGCTGAAATTACTAAAAGTAAAAAAGCAAAAATCATTATCTATTCTAAGCCTGGGGACGGTAAAACAACTGTCGCAGGAAAGCTTCCAGGTAAAACGTTAGTACTTGATATTGATGGGACAAGCCAAGTATTAGAAGGTTATTCAAATGTTGATGTAGCAAAGATTGATGGTGAAAAGCCTCATGATAGTATCCTTCAATTCTACGCTTTGGCAAAAGCAAACATAACTAAGTATGACAACATTTTCGTTGATAACTTAACGCATTATCAGAAGTTATGGCTACTTAAGAAAGGTGAAAACACTAAAAGTGGAATGCCAGAATTAAAAGATTATGCATTGCTAGATAATCATCTTTTGAAGTTAGTAGAAACATTTAATGCTTTAGATGCAAATGTAATTTTCACTGCATGGGAAACAACACGAAATATCACTCATGACGATGGCCAACAATACAATCAATTCATTCCAGATATACGAGATAAGATTGTTAATCACGTTATGGGAATCGTACATGTTGTTGCAAGGCTAGTCAGAAAGGCAGATGGTTCTCGCGGTTTCATTTTAGAAGGTAATCAAAGTATCTTTGCTAAGAATCATTTGGATGATCGCAAAGGCTGCATCCAAGAAGAATTAATTAAGCCATCCACAAATGAGAAAACGGGAGGAAATAAATAATGTCATTCTTTAAATTTGATGAAACAAATGTAAGCTCAGGATTTGAATTAATCGCTGAAGGTAAATATGAAGCAATCGTAATTAATGCTGCAGTAAAGGAATTTCAGGGGCATCCTACTTTAGAGTTGGATTTTGAAATTCGTTCAGATGTTGAGCAGCCACACCAAGGCGCAAAGGTTCTATATAACACTTTCTACTTCCACAATGATAATCCTGAGTATCAGGAAAACAATATTAAAAGAATAAACAGCTTGATTAAATCTTGTGGATTCCCTAATGGTACTGAATTTAAAAACGGTGATGACATGGCTAACCAGCTATTTAATAAGACTTTATTAATCACTGTTAAACATCAAGAAGATAAGAATGATAAAACCAAAAAATACCCTAAAGCAAGATTTTTTGATGAATCAAGGGTAGGTTCTTCAAATCAGGGTGGAACAATGGATATCTCAGATGATGATTTGCCTTTCTGACCAGTTGTAAAAAATGAATAGAGAAGTTGGTTTTTTTACTAGCTTCTCTTTTTTATACCCAAAATGAGGTGAATATTCATGAGTGCAATCAAGAATTGCCATAATTGCGGCTCAAGCAATGTAAAGAAAGAAAGTAATTCCATCATCTATGGTCGCGAATACGGTAACGGCAAATGTTATTACTGTCATGACTGTAAAGCTAACGTAGGTACACATGATAACGGAAAACCTCTTGGTACATTAGCAACAAAAGATGTACAGATATTACGAAAAGCCTGTCATGACATTTTTGATAAATTATGGCGTTATGAAAAGGTTTCTAGTCGCGGTCATTTATATGGATGTTTAGCTAATCGACTGAGAATAAGTGGGAACGAGTGTCATTTTGGTATGTTCCAAAGGGAAAGATGTTTACAAGCTCTTGATATTATTACGCAAAAAAAATGGTGGGAAGCATGAAAGAGAATCCATACAACTTTAATGAAATACCAGCTGAACTTAAGGCTCTACCTCAATGGATACTTTGGCGTAGTGAAAAACGAAATAATAAGCCAACGAAAGTACCTTATCAAGTAAATGGAGAAATGGCACAGGCAAATAATAGACGTACCTGGTCGACATTTGCAACGGCAGTCAAATTCTACTTAGAAGGTGACTATGACGGCATTGGGTTTGTATTTAGCAGACAAGATAATTACATCGGTATTGATATTGATAAGTGTGTTGTAGAAGGAAAAGTAAATACATTTGCAAATGAGATTATAGACACACTAGATAGTTATACAGAATTTAGTCCAAGTGGAACAGGGATTCACATTATTATCAAAGGAAACCTTCCACAATCTGTTTTAGGTACAGGTAGAAAGAACACTAAGCATGGTTTAGAAATTTACTCTTATGGTCGCTTCTTTACCTTCACTGGCAATAGAGAAAATTCAAATGATGTTTATGATCGTACAGATGAACTGGCAGAAGTATTCGAGCAATATTTTGATGATAGCGACATACAAGGTCGAGTTAATTTAGCTGAATTTGAAAAAGATGAAATCAAAATAACAAATGAGGCTTTATGGGAAAGAATGTTTCGCAGTAAAAACGGTGATGAAATTCGCTCATTGTTCAATGGCAACTTAACCAATGATGATCATTCAGCCAGTGATTTAGCTTTATGTAATCATTTAGCATTTTGGACAGGGAAATCAGCAACTCGAATGGATTCAATGTTTCGTGAAACAAGCCTTATGCGTGATAAATGGGATGTTATTCATTTCAGAGATACAAATGAAACATATGGAGAAAGAACGATAGCAACAGCTATTTCATCTACTTCCACAACTATTTTAGACAATAAAGAACAGTTCAGTGAATTTTCTTTTGATTTTTTGAATGCTGATGCAGCTGAAGTTGTGGAGGAAAAGCCTAAAAAGAAATTTCGTTTAACAGAACTAGGTAATGCTGAACGTATCGCATATGAATATGGCCATGCTATCAAATATGTAAGTGATATGGGTTGGCTTATATGGGACGGTAAGCGATGGAAGATAGATACAAAAAAAGAAATCGAACGAATTACAGCAAAGGTGTTACGCAGCCTATACAAGTCAGAAGATGAAGCTGAAACTAAGTGGGCTAGAATGTGCGAACGTAGAAACATTCGAATGAATAGTATTAAGGATTTAATGCCATTAGTTCCAGGAGAAAGAGAGGAATTAGATAAGCATAAATATTTATTCAATGTCGAAAACGGCATTGTAGATTTAATAACAGGTAAGCTGCAACCGCATGATCGTAACTTACATTTGACCAAGATTACTAATATTGTTTTTGATGAAAACGCAAAATGTCCTGAATGGATTAAGTTCTTAGATCAAATATTTCAAGGTGATAAAGATCTTGTTGAATACATGCAAAGGTTAATTGGATATTCGCTCACAGGTGAGATTACAGAGCAAATAATGGTTTTTCTAATAGGTGGAGGTTCCAATGGTAAATCAACATTTATCAATACGATTAAGGACCTAATGGGCGAATACGGTAAACAAGCTAAATCAGATACGTTTATCAAAAAGAAAGAGACTGGTGCCAATAATGATATTGCTAGATTAGTAGGTTCGCGCTTTGTATCAGCAATCGAAAGTGAAGATGGAGAACAACTATCTGAGGCATTTGTAAAGCAAATAACAGGCGGTGAGCCAGTACTAGCTCGTTTCCTTAGACAAGAGTATTTCGAGTTTGTACCGGAGTTTAAGGTGTTCTTTACAACTAACCATAAACCAGTAATTAAAGGAGTAGATGAAGGTATATGGAGACGTATTCGATTGATTCCTTTCACTCTTCAGCTACCGAAGGAAAAGCGTGATAAAAAGCTACCTGAAAAAATTAGCTTAGAAATGCCGGGTATTTTGAATTGGGCGATTGAGGGGTGCATGAAGTGGCAGCAGTCGGGGCTTAATGATCCTGCAATTGTTATGAAAGCTACTGGCGATTATAAAGAGGAAATGGATATTATCGGCCCGTTTATGTTCGAATGTTGCTTTAAACGTGATGATGTGAAAATTGAAGCGAAAGAATTATACGAAGTTTATTCCAACTGGTGCTTTAAAAATGGTGAACATCAATTGAAAAATCGTTCGTTTTACAGAATTTTGGAATCGCAAGGATTAAAAAGAGAACGAGGAAACAAAAACAAATATTTTATTCATGGTGTTACTTTGATAGAGCGAAAAAATACTTTCACTCAGCAAAAGTTACTAGAAAACGATGAAAATAGCGAAAGTGTTACTAAAAATAACTCATTTAAAATCATCTAAAAGCCTTATGTATCAAGGGTTCATGCTACTTTTTATATTCTTTTTGTTACTTTTGTTACTAATAATATATATAAATAAAAAAATAATATATATATATATATTCTATTAGGAGCGTTAATGCCCAAAATAGGTAACATTAGTAACACGGTTGCTGAAACCGTTGGGGCTGTAAGGCTCAAGGGTGTTACTAAAAGTAACACATTAGTGATTTTAGGCGTTTTTTAGTAACGTATTAAATAACACTTACGTAACAAATTTAGTAGAGGTGATAGAATGCACCCTAAACAAATATGTGCTGATTTCCAATCAATGGGTTCTCCAATCACTTTAGATGGAACAAATTTACGGATAAGTAATCCGAAAAACATCTATTCAGAACTTGAAGAACTAGTTACAGGAAATAAAGCTCGAATAATTGCTTATTTAAAAGGTAATTACTCTGATCATAGATACAAGATAGACCAAACGATAGACAAGATTATTAATTTTATAGATGGTATGCAGCAAGACATGAACGAAAAGATTAATGATTGGTTAAATCATGATGATGTGGCTTTAGAACAGATTATGCATCTTTTCGTTTTATATTCTCACAATGGCTGGAGACATAGAGATTTTGTTTCTAACTTTGAAGATGGTGAAACAGCTAAATTAACTGAAGAAATATATGAACGGGCAATGACTTACTTTAGGAAAGGAGCAATGAAATGAGAGAGATTATGGTTCGTGGAAGAGTTGTTTTAGGTGGTAGTTGGATTTATGGATATTACAGCTTCGAAGAAGGTTATCACATTATAAGAACAGTTGGTGACAACTTTCAAAGAGACGGGAGTCCTATTATTGTTGAAGGAACTACGATAGGACAATACACAGGCTTAAAAGACAAAAACGGTAAGGAAATATGTGATGGAGATATTATAAAGAACGATAGAGGTACGATTCTGAAAGTTATCTATGTAGATGCTGCATTTTATGTAGAAGGCACAGATGCATTGAGTAAAAAACATGTATTTACTCTTTTATCCGATTTTTCAATGTGGTCTGAAGTCCTTGGTAACATCTATGAAAATCCTGAACTACTGGAGCAATCATCATGAGCGTAATTAGTTACCGTTATACAGACAAAGAAATTGAATCCATTTTAAAAACAATAACCATTGTAATGGATACAAGGGAAAAAGATTCAACACATATAAGGGAATATCTTAACAAAAAAGGTGTTCCTTTAAAAATACAAAAGCTAAATCATGGAGATTACGGTTGTATGATCCCTGCAAATGAAGAATTAGGAATAAATCGAGATTTATATTTAGGAAGTTTTATAGAACGAAAGGCACATATCGATGAAATTACAGGTAACCTGCAAAAAGATACAAGGCAAGCTTTTGAGAACGAGTTAATAAGAGCACAGAACAGTAGGTTTGTTCTTCTTGTGGAGGATAAAGACGGATATGAAAAAATGATTTGTGGTAAATATCGTTCAAAGTACAATCCTTTAGCTTTATTAGGAACATTAAATACATTCAAAGCAAAATACAATTTCGAAATTGTGTATGTAGATCAGAAATATAGTGGCAACTGGATCTATCATCATTTTTATTATCAAGCAAAACATTATTTGAAAACAGGAGTTTTTTAAAAGGCGGATTGTTATGACAGAACACACAAATAAAGAGGTTGAAGAATCAATAGAAGGTCAAAAGGACTTTTATAAGTCTGAATTATTGAAAAAAGGATATTTCAAAACACCAGGAGGAAGACAGCTTTATGAATTGTCGTTGTACGAGTTAAAGCAAATATATTGGAATTTAGAGGTGAAAAACTAATATGTCATATTCACGAGAAGAACAAGAAACTACAATGGTTTTCTGCAACGAAAGTAAAAAGTGGATAGTTTACTCTAGTGTTCCAAAACACATCCGCAAACTTAAAGAAATTACAGGGGTTTTTGAAGAAATAATCGAAGATGGCAGAATTATATCGCTGAAATGTGAATTAACACAGAAACAAGTCTCTATGAGAAAGGAAAGAGTAGTTTCTGAAGAGCAAAGGCAAAAGGCTGCTGAACGTTTAGCTAAAGCCAGACAATCAAATTAATTTTAGGGAGAGACTAATCAATGACAAAAGTACAACTTAATCAAAAAGAACAACATTATGCAGATACACGTGAACAGGCAGAGGAAATTGTTTCAGCTGCTAAAGAAAATGACAACCTTCAAATGCACAAAATCACAGAGAAGTTTAACAAATATGGTCAGTATTTCTTAATTGATTTAACTTTCGCTTATCAAACTCCTAAAGAAGTGATGGAGAGTCGTCCACAAAATGATAATGTTCCAGAAGGACAAATGAGCACAGATGATTTTGAAGAGCCGCATGAGGGCGTGGAATATAACATTAACCCAGATGGAACAACGGAAGTAACTTCTGGTCAATTAAATATTGATGATGTGGAGAAAGACGATGGTGAATAAGGCAAAGTGTAAACGTCGTTTATCTAAATCCTTAAAACAAAGAAGAAAGGCTCGTTTAAATCGAGCTTTTCGTAACATCTTTGTGAAGAGTGGATTTCTACAAAATCAATAAAAGGAGGATGGAGATGGAGAATAAATTACAGGTTCATTTATCACATCCATTCTATATAAAAGCTAAAGAAGAATGGGAATCAGTTAGGAAAGGGCAAATTGTTAAAGGTGCTGAAAAGTATCCAGAACCATTTACTCCAAGTAGTTGGACTAATGATCAACTTGCAGAACATGCAATTCAAGAGAATGTTGATCAGTTGCATTATATTGTTGGCATGAAAGAAAGAATGGAATATCAGAATCATTACATTTTGCTATTGGAACAAAAAATTAATGATATTAAAAATCAAATTAACATGACATCTCAGGTATTAAATGATATTGAAATTGAGCGTTTAAGACAATATGAGTTATGGGGTAAACAATCTCATGACTTTGGTACATGGTTATCTATTCTTGGTGAAGAGTTCGGAGAGGTTTGCCAAGCTATACAAGGGAATATTGGGTTGGTCAGTGCGAAAGAATCAGATTCAAATAATATTTATACAGAGTTAATACATGTTGCTGCAGTTGCTACTGCTATTGCTGAACAGGTTCGTGAGAGAAACATAACATGAAATGTCCTATATGTGATGGAGAAACAAGAGTTGTGGACAGTCGTTTTCAAAAGAGAGGGGTTAGGCGTAGAAGAGAATGCCTAGAATGTTTATCTCTTTTCAATACCTACGAATCTCTCATATTTACTAGCTTAGACAAGCACCTTCAGAAGATGTATATGCGCCGCAATATGGATGCATAATTATTTAACTTAAGAATTATTTAGTTTCATAGGGAGGTATGGTAATGGAACAATGTCTTTGGTGTCAATCAGTTTATGAAGAAGAAGAATCAACAGCTAATAAGAAAATGTGTTGTTGCTCAATTGAATGTGAAGAAAAATATTTAGAATGGTTGAAAAAGCCTTTGGAGTTTGTTGAATAGTTTAGGAAACACAAGGCTGATTAGGAGGGAAAGATCATGGAAGTAAATACAAATAGTATAGAAGAAAACTATAAAATTGCGAAAGAACTGGTTATTAGGATGCAAGCTGCATCGGTATCTATGATACAAAGGCGATTACGGATTGGTTATAAGCCAGCAGCAATCATTATGGAACGACTAGAAGCTGAAGGGGTAGTTACTGCATTCGAAGGTGGTAAACCGAGAACAGTACTGCTTAAGGAAACAAAAGGCTGATTATGTAGTGCTAGATAAAGAAACAGAAAAAGAGGACGTTTTAAACACCAACCTTAAGTTCGTTTGGCCTACATGATAGCCAAGTTGGTTTCAACATCCTCACTAAATATTATGGTCAATAAAGATAAACGTTATACAAGACCGATTATGCGACAAAGAAAGAGGGAAAATAGTATGGAGAAAAAGAAAAGAATTGCTATCTGTAAAAAAGATGGCGTAACAATGAGAATGGATTATACATTTGTGACCGATGAAGAATTTGAAAAGTCACTTACTGAATTTGCAAATAGAGTACAAGTACCTGTTGATAGCATTATTACTTATATGCTTGGAAACGAAGAAGAAACAGAAGAAGGTAACGCTTATTTCTGCCCTCGCTGTGGTGTTTATAATGAGTATGGCTTTGAGCCAGATACTAGAATGTATTATCGAAAAGATACACAAACAAATGAAAATAAGCCAGCTGGTTATTTCAAAACTTTAGTTATTGAATGTGATAACTGTAATGATGTTTTTGAAATTCAGACAGAAAAATTCAATGAAGAAAGCAAAGAATTAACGAAGAAATTTATGTCGTAGTTCGTAGATTTAGCGATATTAGGAGGTTGTCAGTTTGGATTTTCTAGCTAACGTAAATACGCAGGTTAAAGTAAAGCTTACAGAGGACGGCGTTAATATTCTTAAGCGAAAAAGAAAAGAACTTAATGAGATGATTACGGCTAGAGGTGGAAAAGGACTAGGTGATTTTGAACTTCGTACAGATTGTGAAGGATATTCAGAATTTCAAATGTGGGACCTTATGAATATCTTTGGAGAATCTATGAGTCTAGCTCATGCAATTCCGTTCGATACAGAAATCATTATTTATAGAGGGACACCAGTTGATCATTTTAATATGTTTTTGGTTTTTGAAGAGGTAAGCGATCAATACGGTACGTCAAAATTCAAAAGAGCATTTCTTCACAAGAAGAATGCAGAAGAATATCAAAGTATATTAAGTCGCAGGAGCTATATAGAAGAGATTGTAATGAATTAGGAAACAAAAGAGTAGGAGGTTATCATGGCTAGTTTTATCTCTAAACAACCAAATGGTTTATATTGTAGATTTTCAACAGTTTGTGATTGTCCAACTCACTACAATATGACAAAGGAAGATTATTTAAATAATGTAACTGGTTCTGTAATTTCTAGAGAAGATGGTGAAGATATTTTAGAAAATTGGTTATTCGATTTTGATGATATGATTTACCGATTTAGCCCAAGTAACATGAGTCAATCAGAGTTTGATGAAATTATCAAAGAAATGAGCAGTACAGAGTATATAGGATATAAAACAACATAGGAAACAAAAGAGTAAACCAATTTTATAGAAAGGAATAATTAGTATGAAAAACCAAGACGGAGTTGAATATAACTCTCATGGCCGTATGAAATATCATCCTGATTATCATGAAAACCACGGTAAACCATTTACAGTAAAAGAACTTTCTTATATGTGCAGCGTGTGGGACAGTATGAAAAAGGCAGATATTGCTTTAGCTCTTGGAAGGACTCACGGCACTGTTCTTAGTAAGGCTGCTGATTTACGTAAGAATGGTCAGTTTGATTATTACAGGAAATTAGGTAAGAGACTATAAGTAGTAAACAAGAGGTTAGTTAAATATAAAAACCAGGATTTCTCCCGGTTAGCTCATACTTATTTTAACATTGGGAGGGATTGTAGTGCAAAAACAGATGACATTTACACTTCCTGAAATAGATAGAAAAGCTACTCAACAAGCTGTGGAAGAGAAATTGGAAATGTATAGATTGTTTAAGTACCTTTCCTTTGAAGAAAGAGAAGCTTCAATTACAGCTAGTTCTGAAGTTCGTTATCACGGTCCAACAAATCAGACTAGTGACCAAACGGCAGATATTGCAATCTATAATTCGGATCAACAGAAGATGAGATTAGATTTTTGTAATCGTGTGGAAAGAGCCGTTAGTCGGTTGCCTAAAATGGAAAGGTATCTTATTGAAGAAAGATATATGTCTATGGATGCTGAATATATTACAGACCATAATGTATATTGTTTTAAATTCCAACCACCAATAAGTGCTGTAACTTATGGGAAAATTCGTTGGAAAGCATTTTATAGGTTAGCTTTAAACTTAAATATTGCAGTAATAAAATAAGGAAGCCATGTTATTATGGCTTTTTCTTTTTGGTTTAAAAATACTTTAAAAATATTAACAAAATAATTTAAGAAAATTAAAAAAATAGTTTAAGTTATTTGGTTTTATACGTGGTAAATTTATATTATCGAAAATCATTTAAAGGCATCCACTTTGTGGGTGCTTTTCTATTTAAATAGCAATTAGCATAATGGGGTGATTTGAAGGGAATTGTCATTCTTCGTCGAAATTAAATATATGACAGGGAGTGATAACATTGAGGAAAATTACAACTATAAAGTTAAATAACCAAGAAGAACACATTTATAGCTATGAAATGTATATTTTCGATGAAGAAGAAGATGGATATGACTTTCATATAGAAGTAGTTATTTCTGAGATAGTAGCTGAAAAGTATTATGAAGCAAGTGAAATAGATGTAACCATCATTTACGAAAATAACGAAGAGAAACAATTAAGTATGAAAGTATTTGATATAACTCAAGTTGGTAATGCAGAAGTGCCTATTCTTCATTTATGCAAAGAATCTATAAATATAGATGAGTATAGGGATTTAAGAGTATTTAATGTTGATAATTATGAGGTGCGAGATATAAAAAGCGATTTAACCATAGAGGATATAAGAAAAGTTGAGATGCCACTTTCTGAAGTATATACAACACTAATACTGCCTATTGATCAAACTGAATGGATTGATTGGACAGGAGAAGGTATTAACGAAATGCTTAGCGAAGCTATATATGATTACTGGAAAAAGAAAAATATAAAGAGGTGATACCATGAAAGATCCAGGTGGTTATTAAAATTGAAATAAAGTAGGAATGTATTATTTAGGTGGTGTAAGTTATGATTCTGAACAAGGTAGGAATAAAGCCGGGTGGCTAATGCTTAGAGAGCATCTCATACGAGGTGCTTTTTATTATGTCTTAAAGGATGTGAGTATATGACTAATAACAAAGAGTTAATTTTTCCAAAAGAAGCTTTGTATAAGCCTGACGATATACTACAGCACAAAAGTGGAAGTCCAGTTATTTTTAAGGTTATAAGCGTTACTTGGGTAGGAGAACATTATATAAATGATTGGGCATATGATTGTGAAGTAATATCAGCTCCAGTAAAAGTAAAAGCTAAAGTGATGTGCCTTTTAGAAAAAGATGTCATTCGATTGAAAGATGATGAAGTAGAACAGTTTTATAAGAGCTTGAATGAAGCTGTGAGGAGGAAATAATATGTTAACTAAAACAGTAGTCATAAAAGACGGTTATGTTGTAACTAAGTATAAGTTTCTAGGAATATTAGTTTACAAGTCTAATGTGCAGTCCAGTTTATTTTAGTTGGTGGGATAAATGAAGTTAATACGTAATCACAAATGGATAGCAATCGTGCTGTCTTTTTTTATTGTCTTTAGTCATGTACCAGCAATTGTGAATGAACCATTGAGGACTAAGTGTTGGAGATTATTAATTTAATATTAATGTCCAATATTTGCTGAGAAAACGCCTAATTATAAAGGAATAAAACAAGTGCGGGTCCTTCTGAGGGGTATTACCCTATGCGGGGCTTGCGAGCCCCGAAATATCGCTCGGTTTCATTAAAAATTTTTACTCCGGAATTCCGGAAATGAGGTGATTGCATGGATGGGATAAAGGAGCATGAGAATAAGGTTTTGATATCTACAGGGCGCCTTTGCAAACTGCTAGAAATAGATGATAAAACATTGACCAATTGGAAGAGGAAAGGACTTAAACAACATAAACGTGGTTGGTGGGATTTACAGCTGGTATTAAAATGGATAGGCCTAATTTATAACGATGATACTGAAGATAGTAAAGCGTTGTCTTTGCAACAGAAAAAGCTTGAAGCCGAAATTGCCTTCAAAGAAGCTCAGAGTGAATTAAACAGATTGAAAGTCGATATTGCTAACGGTCGTTATTTGGAAAAGCAGCTAGTAGAAACAGAACTTTCACGATTTTTTCTCGTCTTCAAAAAATCTGCAATGACTCTTTCTAGAACACTGGCTGGAGAAGTAGGAAATTATGTAGAGCCACTGGAGGCAAGAAGAATTGAAAAAAGATTGACCGATACCATTACCGATGCTCTGCAACAGATGAGTGTGGATGGTGTGTTTGATGCCAAGAAAACAAAAATATAAGTTGCCTGATTTTATTCGTGGACCTTTAAACTATTTAAGTCCTCCGGAGAAATTGAATGTCAGCGAATGGGCAGAAAAACATCGTATGTTAGACGCAAAGACTTCGGCAATGCCGGGACCGTGGAGAAATGAAGTAACTCCATATTTAGCTGGGATTATGGATGAATTTAATAATCCTGATACGGAAGAAATTGTTTATGTTAAGCCGACACAGGTTGGGGGTTCAGAAGCATTAAACAATATGGTTGGCTATGTTGTCATGCAAGATCCTAGCCCTGTTATGATAGTTTATCCAAAGGATGACCTTGCAAAATTCGTTTCGGACAATCGTATTCAACCAATGCTCACACTCTCTAAGGGGATGAGGGATAAATTTCATAAGAACATGTCCAGTCAGCAAGAATTGCAGTGTGATGGAATGTTTATCAGTTTGAATGGAGCGAATTCTCCTTCTGATTTGGCTGCAAAAGCCATTCGCTTTCTGTTCCTTGATGAAGTTGATAAGTATCCAGGGGCATCTAAGAAAGAAGCAGATCCTGTTGAACTGGCACGTGAAAGAACGAAGACGTTTTCGAACAGAAAAATTTTCATTACGTCTACTCCTACTCTTAAGACAAACCATATTTGGAAAGCAAAAGAAAATGCTGATGTAGTGAAAAAGTATTTTGTTCCATGCCCCAATCCAATGTGTGGTGAAAAAATTGAATTATTGATGGAACAAATTAAATGGTCTGAAGATAAATCTTTGAGTAATGCTGATCGTGCAGCTACTGCCAAGTATCATTGTCAGCATTGTGGAATGCCAATAACGGACTTACAAAAGAAACAACAGTTGAAACTTGGCGAATGGATTCCTGTGGAACGAAAAACAAATAATCCGAGGAAAGTATGCTATTGGATGAATACTCTCTATTCTCCCTTTGTTACATTTGCAGAGATTGCTAAAAAGTTCTTGGATACTCATAAAGATCCTGAAGCTCTGCAGAACTTTGTTAACTCTTGGTTAGCGGAACCATGGGAAGATACAAAGCTTAAGACTACTGCTGATTTAGTAATGGAGCGGCAAACTGAGGTTGAAAAGTTTATGGTACCCGATTGGGCTGAAGTGTTAACAGGTGGTGTCGATGTTCAGGAGCAAAGTCTTTATTGGACCATTCGTGCATGGGGAAAACACATGACAAGTCAAAATATTGCACATGGACAGGTCTTAAGCTTCAAACAAATTGAAGACATCATGAATGCCGAATATAAAAATGCCAATGGAGAGAGTTTTATGGTCAACTTGGCTGCTATTGATTCTGGTGATCAGACTGATGCTGTTTATGATTTTTGTTCCACAAATTCAGAATGGGCAATTCCGGTTAAAGGGGTAGCAAGTGGTTATTCCCATTTTAAGATTAGTACCATCAACAGAGCTTCATCTAGTGCTCATGGAACAAGATTACTTCTTGTAGATGGTAATCGATATAAGGATATGATTGCCTCACGGATGAAGAGGAAAAACGGAGAGGGCTCATGGATGGTTCATAAGGATTGTGATCGTAATTATGCTGAGCAGGTTACGGCTGAGCATAAAGTAAATGTGAAGGTGAGCGGTGGTGCATCTCAACAAGTTTGGAAGCCGAAAACTTCGCATGCGGATAACCATTATCTTGACTGCGAAGTTTATTGTATGGCTGCTGCTGATGTGCTTGGTGTGAGGGCTCTTCATTTGATGGAAGAAGAAAAAGAGGTTATTGAGCAACCTAAAGAACAAAATATTAATCAACAAGCACTAGATTACAATTCAAGCTGGATTAATGGTTCTGGTTGGTTAGGAGGAGGTTAATTATGCAGACGATACAAGAGCAGTTGCAACAAATCAACGAAGCAATTACAGCAATTGAAATTGGTGGACAAGAGTACCAAATTGGTCCAAGACGTTTAAAAAGAGCCGATTTAAAGATACTTTACCAAAGGCAAAGAGAACTAACTTCTCAGTTGCAATATGAACAAGAGACAAACGTAAGTAACTTGTCCAATACATTTGTGAGTGTCTTTGATAGGAGATGATTAAATGAGTTGGCTAGAAAAAACAATTGCTTTCATTTCTCCTCAACGTGCATATGAGCGTGAAGCATGGCGTAAGGGTTATGATGAACTAAGAAATTATGATGCTGGTTCTCATGACAGACTAAATGCAGGATGGAGAGCGGTAAATTCATCTGCAGAACAAACAGACGGTATGTACCGAGAAACAATTCGGGCTAGAGCAAGGGATCTAGAACGCAATTCAGATATGATGGAAAGCATTATTGGGGCTTCCGAAAGAAATGTGGTTGGAACAGGTTTTAAATTACAGGCCAAAACTGATGATGAGGAGCTTAACACAAAGATTGAAAAGCTCTGGAAAGAATGGTGCAAGCCTCGAAATTGTGACATTACGTATCAACAAAGTTTCGCGTCAATTTGTCGTATGGCTATAAGACGTAAGAAAGTGGATGGCGGAATTGTTTTGATTAAAAGGTATACAAAAGATGGGATTGTTCCTTTTTCGTTGCAACTTCGTGAAGTAGATGATTTGGATACCATGCAAAATAATAAAAGCACCACTCGCATTGTGAATGGTATCGAATATAACGAATTTAATAGACCAATTGCATATCATTTTAAGTCTTATGACGTTAATGGCTTTTATTCTGGTAAATCAGAACGTATCGAAGCTAAAGACGTCATTTTTTTATGGAATAAAAAGCGCCCATCACAAATTAGAGAGATGTCTGAGATGTCTCATACCATTCCGAGAATTCGGGATGTTAATTCCTATATGGAAGCTGTAAGTGTAAAAGAACGTGTTGCTGCATGTTTATCTGTATTTATAAAAAAGCAAAGTCCTTCATCAGGTTCTATTGGGAGAAGTAGCAAAAGCACTTCAAATTCGTATGATGGAAAAACACTCAGCCCAGGAATGATCATGGAATTAAATCCAGGTGATGAAGTAGCAGCAGTTCAACCACCTGCGCAAGGGGCTTCTGCTGCTGATTTCATAAGGTTACATCAAAGAATGACAGGAAGCGGTCAGGGTTTGTCTTATGAGGTAACTTCAAGGGATATGTCACAGGTCAATTACAGTAGTGCTCGTCAGGGATTACTAGAAGACCAAAAAACATATGCAATCGAGCAAGAATATCTTATTGACCATATGCTTTCTGAAGTGTACGAAACATTTGTTATATCGGCTGTCCTAAGTGGAGCGTTAGATATAAAAGATTTTTGGACAAATAAGAGCTACTATTTACAGCACAGCTGGACTCCTCCAGGTCAAAAGTGGATTGATCCAGTAAAAGAGGTTAATGCAAATAGGTTAGCTCTTGATTCTAATCAAACAACACTGGCAGATATTGCTTCAGCTAGTGGACAAGATTGGAGAGAGCAGATTGACCAACGCGCTAGAGAAATTCAATACATGAAGGAAAAGGGGGTGATTACAGATGACGAAAGTAAAAAACAAAGCAAACCTAAGTAGGGATATGACTATAAGCTTGAAAGCTCTTGATGAGGATAAGCGACAAGTAGAGCTAAGTTTTTCGTCTGAGGAGCCTTACATGCGTTGGTTTGGTAATGAAATACTTAGCCATAAAGAAGGAGCTCTTGATTTAACGCGCTTAAATGAAATCGGCTGTTTGTTATTTAACCATAAACGCGATGAAGTTATTGGTCGTATTGACAAGGCTTGGGTGAAAGATAACCGAGGTCATGCACTTGTTACCTTTGATGAAGACGAAGAAAGCGACAAGATTTATCAAAAAGTAAAAAGCGGTACTTTGAAAGCTGTAAGTGTAGGGTATCGAGTCGACAGTTGGGAAGAAGTGAATGCTGGAAAAACATCTACAGACGGACATATTGGACCTTGTTCTGTTGCTCTTAAATGGATGCCTTATGAAATTTCGATTGTTTCTGTACCAGCAGATGCAACAGTTGGTGTTGGTCGTGAACTAGAAGAAGAACTACCAACAACACGATCACAACCACTTTCGGTTTATGAAAGACAAATTCAAATAAATAATAACTATTTTGGAGGTAACTAATTATGACTTTAGAACAAATGTTAGCTAGACAACAAGCACTTGTTAATGCCGCGAAGGAAGGACAACGTGACTTAAACGAAGCTGAACAAAGGGAATTTGATGAGTTACAAGCACAAATTGATGCTCTTAGAGCAGCACAAAATCAACCATCTACACCGCCATCAAGTGCACCAACAACAGAGAATCTAATTAAACAAGCATTAGAAAATGAAAGGAAAAGAACAGCAGACATTACTGACCTTTGTCGCGGATTTAATGAAGATCCACATGAACATATTGCTTTAGGGCGTTCGATGGACGAAGTTCGTCAACTTATCCTTGAAAAGCAGTTGAAACAACAACAACCATCTGCAGTCGGTATTTTACATGATGAGGGTGACAAATTCCGTGATGCTGCAAGAGATGGTCTTGCGTTGCGTGTTGGTATGGATATTGAAAAGCCAGCACCTGGAGCAAATGAATTCCGAAATATGACGCTAAAGGAGTTGGCTGTCGAGACATTACGTATGGAAGGTGTAAACAATGCTTCTCGTCTACTTGTGGACGACTTAATGCGTCAATACATGACACCAACTTCTTTATTCACAGGAATAATGGATCAAACTGCAAGAACAGTATTTGAAAAAGCATATACAGAAGCTCAAACAACTTATCAATTGTGGACTAAACGCGGCACACTAAAGGATTTCCGTCCTACTAAAACATATCAAGCTGGTACAGCAGGTGAACTTTTACCTGTCGGAGAAAACGGAGAATTAAAACACGACATGGTAAATGCTGATGAAGGTCCACAACGACAACTATTAACGTTTGGACGTCAATTCACTATGTCTAGACAAGCTTTTATTGATGATGATGTTGCATTTATTTCAACTATTCCTGCATTGTATGCACAATCAGCGCGTTTAGGTATTAATCGTCTTGTATACCAAATGTTAGCTAAAAACCCTGCTATTTGGGATGGTAAAACGTTATTCCATGCTGATCATAAGAATATTATCACTTCTGGTTCTACTCCTACTGTAGAAGCATTATCTGAAATGAGACGATTAATGAGAAAGCAAAAGGCAACTGGTGGAGAAGTAAACTTAAACATTCCAGCCAAATTCTTAATTGTGCCTACATCATTAGAAACGTCTGTCGGTCAATTAATTGGTTCAACTGTTGACCCAGCACAAGTAAATCCTAATATTAAAAATCCTTTCTTCAATAGTTTTACTATCATTAGTGATGCTGAATTAGATGATGCAACAACCAATGGTGAAAAAGAATGGTATATGACAGCTGATCAATTACGTAGTCCTATCCAAGTTGACTATTTAAACGGTGTTGATATGCCTACTATTACAATGAAACAAGCTCCAGCTGGTCAACTGGGGTATATTTGGGATATTTACATTGATTATGGCGTAACAGTAGTAGATTACAAGACAGCTGTTAAAAATAACGGACAATAATGAAAGGTGGTATGAATTATGCTAAATAATCCTCAAGCAAGTTATGTTCAACGTGGAGAAGTAATTGATTTTAAGAATGCTGGTTCAACAGCAATTAAAGCAAATGATGTTGTGAGTCTAACTACTAGAATCGGTATTGCAGCAACAGATATTCCAGTTGGTGTTACTGGTACAGTAAATGTTATGGGTGTTTATGATGTTCCGGCTTCAAACACAGAAGCATTTACGGTTGGTCAAGCTGTTTATTGGAAGGGCTCGTCACTAACAGCTACTTCAACAGATGCAATTGTTGCAGGTTGGGTTGTCGAACCAAAAGCAACTCCAGGAACCAAAGCAAGAATTAAAATCGGGTAGGTGATTGCTAATGGTCGTCATGGAAGCAATAAATCCAGTTTTCATAGATGGTAGAGTAGTAGAACCAGGGAGCATGTTTTCTTGCTCTCTAGATTTTTCTAAAAAATTATTAGATGGTAAATCAGCTAAGTTAGTTGAATCGAAAACGGCAGTTAAATCTACAAAGAAAGGCACAAAATCGAAAATAGAGGAAACTGTAAAAAATGAACTTTAAAGATCAACTGAAAAAAGACTTAGATAATGTTTTTATGAATGGCAATGAATTTGCGGATACACATACATTAGATGGAAAAGAAATGCTAGTAATTGTTGTGGAGGATGACTCAGAAGAGTTTAATGCTCGCTCAATTGAAGTAGGGAATGCGGCAGAAGGTATTTTTGAGAAAGTAATAACGATTTTTGTGAAGGAAAGTGATTATAGTAGACCAGACATAGGATACTCATTGAATTTGGATGAAAAAAAATATAAAGTTACTCATGCTTCTTCTTCTGCTGGTCTATTAAAGATTAACCTTCTTTCGTATGAAAGTTAGGTGATTTTCTATGATTACATTAACTGCATCTCAAATTGATATGTTACAGAGAATGATGAGAGAGATTCCTCAAGAAGTTCCTAGGGTTACTGCTAGGGCAATCAATCGTTCTGCAGAAGCTGCTAAAACACAAGCATCTAGATCAGTGAGGGAAACTTACACTATTAAAAACAAAGATATTAGTAGCACAATCAAAATCAAAAAAGCTTCTGCAGCAGATTTGAATGCTGATATCCGTTCTGAAGGACCAGTTGAAGCATTAACAAAATTCAAAGTAAATCATTCTAGACCACAAACGAAACGTAAAAGACCTGTAACTGTAAGTGTAAAGAAAGGTTCAAATAAACAAATTAAAGGTTCTTTCGTAGCTGGTATGAATAATGGTCATACTAATGTTTTTACTCGAGTATCTAAAAAGCGGTTTCCAATTAGAGGGCATTATGGTCCGTCTGTTCCACAGATGATAGGCAATGATGCTGTCATTGAAAGTGTGGAAAATAGAACTTCTGAAGTATTAGAAAATCGTTTAGTACATGAATTTGGCAGAATAACAGGAGGCTAGTTATGACTCCAATAGAATTAGTAGATGCTTTAGTTGAATTTATTAAAGTAGCAGCAAAGGATTATGATTTAAGTACAAAAATTGATGGAGTTACAAAAATGCCAGATGTTCATGCTGGCTACTTACCTCCAAAGGAAAAGAATAACGATGATAAAGCGATTTTTCCGTATATAATCGTTCAATACGATTCAGGACATGACGATCAAGATAATCAAGCTAAAATACGTATTATCATTGGAACTTATAGTGAAGATGAACAAAATGGTTGGCGTGATGCATTAAATGTTGCAAATAGATTGCATATTGCTTTACGAAAAAGTCCACTATTAGGTCCTTTTTCTCTTGTTGGTCCTATTAAACCTAAACTATTTCCAGAACAATTTTGTCCTGAATGGCTAGCAATGATTGAAGTAAGTTACAACTTACCTCAAGTTCAATTTGAATGGAGTGATGAACTTTATGACTGAAAATACAACTAAAAAAACAGCTCAAAAGGCAGTTTCCAAACAAAAGGAGACTGCTTTTATTTATTGTGGTCCGGCTAATAAGTTCGTGCCACGATATACAACATATAAGAATGGGCTGCCTATTCATGTTTCTGAACAGTTAAAAGAGTGTCCAATTATAAAGCAACTATTTGTACCACTTGAACAGTTTTGCGAATTCGAAGTACAGGTTAAGACAAATGGTACGGTTGAAAACATTTGGTTTAAAGAAGCAGAGAAATACTTTAAAGAAGGGGTGACTAATTAATGACATACAAACATGGTGTTGGTAGAACGGAATTACCTACTTCAATTGGCACTCCTGTACAAGTCAGTGCTGGATTACAAGTTGTAGTTGGTACTGCGCCGATACATCTAGCTAAATCAAATGAATATGTAAATAAGCCATTACTAGCTTATTCGCATCCTGAAGCAGTTAAGGGATTAGGATATTCAAATGATTGGAAGAATTACACTTTATGTGAAGTAATCGATACTGCATTTAGTCTTTATGCTGTGGCTCCTGTTGTGTTTATTAATGTATTAGATCCAGAGAAGCATAAAGCAGAAGTTGCTCAGAAAGAACTACCGATTTTAAGTAAGAAGATAGTAATTAAAGATGCAGTTTTACTTGATACTCTGGTTGTGAAAGGAACAGAAACAGGTGCTGATTTAAAGAAAAATGAAGATTACACAGCAACATTCGATGATGATGGAAATGCAGTAATTACCGTTATACCAACTGGGAGTATCGGTTCAAATCAGTCGTTATTTGCTGCATATACTAAGGTTGATCCAAGCAAAGTAACTGAACTAGACATTATCGGAGGCGTTGATATCGACACAGGACAGGCTACTGGATTGGAATTAATCAATTCTGTATTCCCTAAGTTTGGTTTAGTTCCTGGTTCTGTATTAGCTCCTAAATTCAGCAGGAATCCGATGGTTGAAGCTGTTATGAAGGCTAAAGCTAATAATATAAACTCATATTTTAAGGCAATGGCACTTACAGATATTGACGCTTCAGAAGTGAATACGTACTCGAAAGTTTCTGAGTGGAAAAACCAAAATAACTATACAAGCGAAAATGAAATTGCTTGTTGGCCAATGCAAGGTTTAGGAACTAAGAAATATCATATGTCATCTCAAGTTGCTAGTTTAATGAATTTAGTTGATTCACAACATCAAGACATTCCGTATAGAAGTCCATCTAATAAGTCATTCCAAATGAATAAATCTATTTTAGAGGATGGTACTGAAATTCATTTAGGACCTGACGAAGCCAATTATTTAAATGGACAAGGAATTTTAACAGCATTGAATTGGATTGGTGGTTGGAAAGCATGGGGAAATAGAACAGGTGCTTATCCTGCTAATACAGATCCTAAGGACAGCTTTATTCCAGTGCGTCGTACGCATAACTGGATTGGAAACACTGTTATCCTTACACACTGGCAAAAAGTCGATGATCCAACCAATAGAAGACAAATTGACACAGTAGTTGATGGTATGAACATTTGGTTGAATGGTCTAACAGCATTAGGAGCCATTGTTGGTGGAAGACTTGAATTTCGTAGAGAAGAAAATCCACTTACAGATTTAACAAATGGTTGGACTAGATATCATTTATTTGTTGCTGAATCAACTCCTAATGAATATATGGAATTTATTTTAGAGTTTGATGCTACTTACTACAATCGATTATTTGAATAAAAAGAGGTGAAAATTAATGACGAATGTTATTCCTGAATTGTTAAACGATTTTCGTATTTACCTTAATGGTTCTGTTGATGCAAAAGGTGTTGCAGATTTACAATTACCAGCTCTTGAGCCATTAACAGAAACCGTAAGTGGAACGGGTATAGCTGGTGAATATGAAGCAGTTGTTTTAGGTCAATTTAAGTCTATGAAATTTACTATCAATTGGTCCATGTTGTATGAAGAATTAATTGAATTTATGAAGCCTACTGCAGTAAGAATCGATTGTCGTTTGGCTAATCAGATGTACGATACAGCTAATAGTACTCAAGTTATTAAGGCGAGTCGTGTGCTAATCAATGGTACTGCGACAAAAAATGAACTAGGGAAGGTTGCTAAAGGAAAGCCCTACGAAGCTTCCACAGAACTTGAAGTGACCTACCTGAAAGTAGAGTTGTTTGGTAAAACAATCATTGAGTTAGATAAGTTGAATTACATCTACATTGTCGATGGTGTTGATTATTTAAAACAAATTCGTGAAGCACTTGGATTGTAGAGGGAGGATATAAAAGATGGCCCAAATTACGCTAATAAAACCGTTAGTCATTGGTGAAAAAGAAAATAAAGTTGAACATAAAATTATTGATTTGAAGTTAGATAGCTTAACTGGAAAAGATGTTTTGAAGATAGATAGAGAATTGAGAGCAGAAGGCATCGATACTGCATTTGCAGGTATGTATCATCAAGATAGTTTAGTTAGGTTTGCATCAAAATCATCTGGAATTCTTGTGGAAGACTTAGAAACGCTATGTGTACAAGATTTTATTGAAGTCACATATGAGGTGAGAAATTTTTTGTTAGGTGTATCGGGGAAAAAGGAAAACTCAGTGACATCCGAAAAGTCTACATCAAACTAGCAATGTCTGGTTTTGGTGATCTTCAATACTGGGAGAATCAGACGTTACCTGAAATAGATGATTGGATAAAAGCAATGGTTGAGGAGGGAGAACAAAATGGCTAAAGCTTTTGAAATGAGTTTTACTATTGGAGGCAAGATAGCCAGTTCTTTCTCCAATGCTTTTAACAAAGCTGGTTCCAGTTTAGAAAGTTTAAAAAACCAATCTAGACAAACACAAAGAGCGCTTGATCAATTAAATAATGATTTTCGAAAAGGGAAAATCCATCAAAATCAATATACAGAGTCTACCGAAAGATTAACAAGAGAACTTGCTCAATTAGAACGTCAGCAAAATAGGATAAATACGTTCAAAGGTAATTTTGCGAATGGTTTGCAAACAGTAAAGACTGCTGCTGGTGTAGCTGTATTGGGTACAGCTGCGGCTGCTACAGGTGTAGCTGTTAATACACTTAAAAAGTCGATGAACTTTGAAAAAGAAATGACTAAAACTAGTGTTTTAGCTGGTGCTTCTGCTGAAGAAATGAAAAAGCTAAATGCTACTGCTCTTGATTTAAGTGGCACTTCAAGTAAAACGGCATCTGAGGTAGCAGAAGCAATGGGTGCATTAGGTGCAAAAGGGATGGATGCTAATAAAATAATGGGCGCGATGCCTGGTATTTTAGCAGCATCTGAGGCATCAGGAGAAGATCTTGCTTTAACATCTGATGTTGTAACATCTGCTTTAAATGCCTATGGTATGGAAGCATCAAAGGCTTCTCATATCGCTGATGTTATGGCTATGTCAGCGAATGCTACAGCTGCAGGTGTAGAAGACTTAGGATATTCCTTTAAGTATGCTGCTCCAGTCGCTAATACATTGGGTATCTCGTTAGAAGAACTAGCAACTGCAACAGGTGTAATGGTTGATAAAGGGCTAAGTGGAGAGCAAGCAGGTACATCATTACGTATGGCCTTAATTCGATTATCATCTCCACCTAAAGAAGCAACTAAAGCATTAGATAAATTAGGAATATCAGTTGTTGATAAGAATAAAAAGTTCAAAAGTATGGCTCAAATTTCGAAAGAGTGGAATGAAGCTACTAAGGACTTAACTCAAACGCAAAAAGTGCAATATGCATCGACTGTGTTTGGTACAGAAGCAGCGACAGGAATGCTAAATCTTTTTGCATCAGGTCCTGAAAAAATAGGTAGTATGACAAAAGCACTTGAGGAATCTACAGGCTCTGCAAAAGCAGCAGCTGTGGCTATGAAAGATAATCTTGGTGGTGCAGTAACTAACTTAGAAAGCACAGTAGAGGCTGCACAAATTAAGTTTGCTCAACCTTCCATGCCGGTACTGCAATCAGCTGTGGAAGGTGTCACTCGTACAATCAATGATAATATGGCATCTATTGAAAGTGCTGGTGTAAGTTTATCTAAAAAGTTAGAAAAAGTATTTGCTCCTTTTATTGCACCTACTCAAGAAGAAATGTTTGCAATGAAACATCAAGATCCAGAAGCTTATCAGCAAGCTCTATCAAAATATAATGAGTTTAACAATACTGGTCTAGCCGATAAAATGGTAGCTTCTTTTGATATTGCTCTTGATGAAGTTAGTAATTACTTAGACGGTCCAGGCGGCGATAAAGTTCAGGCTGTCATGACTAAAATGGGTGAGATTGCTGCTCAAACATGGTGGTCTTCTTTTACGAATACAGTTAAGTCAGCTGGAGCTAATATTGCAGAAGGTAACTTTGGTACCGGATTAGGTTTAACTTTAGCTGCAACCATGATGGGTGGTGGCTTGCTTGCTAAAGGTGCATTTGCATTAGGTAAAGGTGGATTCAATGCAGGTAAAGGTATCTATAACAAAGTTAAGGGAGCTAAAGGTACTCCAGCACCAGGAAAAGCAGTACCTAAAGCAACTCCTAAAACAGTACCTAAGACATCAAAAGGTGGAGGTGTTCCTAAAAATACACCTGGTAAAGTGGTTCCGTTTCCTCAAAAAGAAGCGAAAGCTGCAAAAGTGTCAAAAGGCTTTAAAATGCCAAAATTTCTAACAAAAGCAGGAGATGGAATAAAAGCTTTTGGAGGAAAAGCATTAAAAGTAGCAGGAAAAGCAGCATTACCTGTGGCAATAGTTTCAGAAACTATAAATACCGTCAAATCAAAAGATAAAGTGAAAGCTGGAGTTTCTGGTGCCTCTGGAGTTGCAGGTGGTGTAGGTGGAGCAAAATTGGGAGCTATGGCAGGAACAGCAATCGCTCCAGGTATTGGAACAGTGATAGGTGGATTTCTCGGCGGAGTTGGAGGATATATTGGTGGTAAATGGTTTGGTGGAAAGGCAGTAGATAAAACCAGACAAGCGACCAATAATGCTCCCGCACAAGGAACACCTAAGTCTAATAAAGCACCAGGAGCTTCAACTGAGGCGATTACGAAAGCCAATAAGACATTTACTGATACTGCTAAAAAGATTAGTGAAACTGGTACTCAAATGACAACTTCATTTACTTCTTTAAAAACAAGTGTTGATAAGGTCAAAGGTGATATGGATAAGTTGTCAACACTTACATCACAGGCAACAGGTTGGTTAGCATCCTTAAGCAATATCAAAACAGCCAGTGATAAAGTAGTGAGTGCTCTATCCGATTTAGAATCACGTATCAGAGCTGTGGAAGTACCAAGTGCTAGTAAAAGGACGGCTATGAAATGAAGACTTATACTACTATTCAAGGTGATACATGGGACCTTATTGCATATAAAACTTTGGGGAGCGAGTATTTGCTCCCTTTATTATTCGATGTTAATCAAAAGTATAGAGATACTATTATTTTTTCGGGTGAAATCATATTATCCATCCCAGATGTTGAGATAGCTGAAATAACAGATCGTCCACAATGGCTAGGTGAGGATGATGATCTATGACGAATAGCAGACGTACTATTCTTGATATTACGTACAATCATCAAAATATAACGAATGATATTAAAAAGCATGTTGTTGATTGGACATATACGGATAATCTTAGTGGAGCTATTGATGACTTCCAAGTTATTTTAGAGGACATCGATAAAAAGTGGATTAGTAGTTGGTTTCCTTCTAAGGGAGATACAATTGATGTTTCTATTAATAAAATCAATTGGACAACTGTTCCTATCAAAACAAGATTAGGAGAGTTTGAAGTAGATGAAATAGAAGCTTCCGGACCACCTACAATAGCCACTATTAAGGCTTTAGCAGTTCCAGAGTCTAATAGTATTAGGGGCGAATTTAAAACAAAAGCATGGGAGAAAGTACCCTTAAAAAAGATAGCCCAAGATATTGCTAAAGCAAATAAAATGAAGTTGTATTTCCAAACAAATGAAAATGAAAAGAAAGATAGAGTAGAGCAAAATTCTGAAACGGATTTGGAATTTCTAAATCGTATATGTACAGAAGATGGTTTGTGCTTGAAGATAAGTAATAAAGCCATTGTCATACTAGACGAAGCTGATTATGAAGCGAAAGCGCCTGTTATAAATATCTTTAGAGAATTAACAGAAAAAGAACAAAATCATCCTATTGCTGTTTTAAATTGGTCTGCAAAAACGACTACAACCGGAATTTATAAAGCTTGTAGAGTTGAGCATTCTGATTCAAAAAAGAAAAAAGCAATCAAAGCTACTTTTTCGCCTCCTAGAACACCAAAAGTGGGGCGTATTTTAGTTGTAAAAGAAGATGTGAAAAATGTAGCTGCAGCGCAAAAACTAGCGAAGAAAAAGCTGAGAGAAGCGAATAAAGATGCGACAACTGTTCAACTAACTGTTGTGACAGAAAAGCATTTAGATGCAGGTATGACTGTTACATTATTACGTTTTGGAAAGTTTGATGGTAAGTATATTATTACTCAAGCAGTTCCTAGTAGCAGTCAGATGAGTTTGTCGTTGAGGCGTTGTTTGGAGGGATATTGATGACAAATAAAACTGGTATTGTAAAAACGATTTATCCAGATAGAAGTACAGCGAGAGTTGAATTTACTGATACTGGTCTTGTATCAGCTGAACTCCAAATTGGATATAGAGGTTCGCATAAGGATAAAGATTATTGGATGCCAGCAATTGACGAACAAGTTATGGTTCATTTTACGGAGCAAGGTGTGGGATATATCGGTTATTCTATTCCTTCTGAAGAAGATCAACCTCCAGTGCAGGATAAAAATAAGAGACATCTTGCATTCGAAGATGGAACGATTATTGAATATGACAAAGGTACTCATACATTGTTAATCGATTGTAAAGGTCCTATCAATATTATTGCTACAAGTAATGTCATTGTCACAGGAGATGTCATTGCAGATGGCATTAGTTTGAAAAACCATACACATTCATGTCCTGATGGAATAACTTCTGCACCTATTGGAGGTGATTAGTGTTGTCTAAAATAGGTACATTCGGTGATGTGATTTTTGAAGTATCGAATAAAACGGTACTAACATTTAAAGATTATAATCGTAACGGATCAGCAAGATGGACTGATCATGAAATTCTTAATCAAAAACAAAAATCAGAGTTTATTGGTCCAGGACTCGATGATATTACATTTACTATTTATTTAAGTGCTAGTTTAGGAGTTAATCCGGCAAAGGAAATATTAAAACTTAGGAAGATGAAAGATACAGGAAAGGTAGCCCCATTTGTTTTAGGTGGGAAACCAATTTCCTCAAACTATTGGTCGTTACAAGGTGTAAATGAAGGTAATGAGATAAGAGACAATCAAGGAATTCTTTTAGCAGCAACAGTTGAATTAACGTTAAGAGAGTACGTAATTAAGAAAACACATGCTAAAAAAACAACTTCTAAGAAACGTAAAGTAAGTGGTGCTGCTAAAAACAAGCCTGTGTCTAAAGTTAAAAAACTTGGAGTAATAACAATTATAGTTAAATCTGTTCATATTCGAAGTGGTCCGTCAACGAATGCAAAAGTAATTGGTTATGCTATGAAAAATGATAAATTGACAGTCACTTCTGAGAAAAACGGATGGTATTCTCTTGGCCAAGGAAAATATATAACTGCTAATGCAGCTTATTCAACACTTAAGAAAGGATGATGTAAATGCAATATGAAGTTACTGCTCTAGAAGAAATAGACTTTGGTGCAACTGGAGTAAAAGAAGTCCTTCAAAACGTTGCTTTCATCCTTTCCACAATGAAGTACAGTTGCCCAATGGATAGAGAATTTGGGTGGGAGCCTGAATTAGATGGACCTATTCATATTTCAAGGGCTACAAATATAGCGCGTATTATAGAAGCTATTCAGGAAAACGAACCTCGAGCGATTGTTAATGAGGTTATTACATCCGGAAATGCTCTTGATGGGCATACAAAGTTTTTAGTAAGGGTGATTGTGGATGAATAGATTTGATTTACCAGATATTAATTTTCTTGAAAAAAGTCCTGAAGATATTGAAAGAGATTTGCTTATGCATATTGAAGATAAAACTGGATTTACATTATCTAATGCAGATCCTAGACGTAAGTTTGTACAGTGGGCTGTAGCTCTGGTAACGCAAGAGCGGAATTATAATGATTATGCGTTAAAACAAAATTTACTTTCATATGCAGAAGGTGAAATGTTAGACCATCAAGGTGAAAGTTTTGCAACCTTCCGTTTAGATGATAAAGCATCTAATACAACAATGGAATTTATATTAGAACCAGATCGCGTTGACGTTTTGCCTATTGCAAACGGAACGCTTTTTTTAGTTGGAGAAGATACTTATTTTGAAACTCAAGAAACTATTATCGTTCCTGTTGGTCAAAATACTGTACAAATGGATGCGCTTTGTACAGAAGCAGGCGAAAAAGGAAACGGTTATTTACCAGGTGAAATATCTTCTTTGGTACAACCTTTACCATGGGTTAAATCAGTAAGAAATATTACTGTATCCAGTGGTGGTATTGAAGTGGAAGATGATAATTCGTATGCACATAGAATTAGGCTTGCGCCTGAATCATTTAGTGTAGCAGGACCAGAGGGAGCTTATGAGTATTGGGTTAAATCTGTAAGTCAACAAATTGTAGATGTTAAAGCTCAAAGTCCTGTGGAAGGTCATGTGGACATTCGTATATTACTACGCAATGGAGAATTACCTACACAAGAAATATTAGATAAAGCATTAGAGCTATTAAACCACAAACAGATTAGACCATTGACTGATAAAGTTTCTGTTGGCGCACCAGAACAAATTGAATATGATACCGATGTTCAATATTGGATTGTAAATTCCAAGGCATCTATGCAATCGGCCATTCAAAAACAAGTAGAGGATGCCTTCCAAACATATATTAAATGGCAGAAAGAAAAGATGGGAAGAGATATAGATCAATCAGAACTAATTGCACTATTAAAGGCTGCCGGTGCTTATAGGGTTATTGTTAACTCTCAAATGTACAAGCAAGTTGGTGAATATCAAGTAGCAAAAGACAACGTGACAAGGCTTGTGTTTGGAGGATTAACAAATGAATAGTCCTAATAATTTCCCGTATGTGGATTTATTACCTCCAAGCTTAAAAAAGGATGTTTTTCTTTTAGCTTTAGCAGAAGCGATTGAGATTGAGTTTAAGCAAATCAGAGAAGAGTTTAATAAGGTATCGAATTTTGTAAACATAGATGATTTACCTGAAGGGTTATTGGACTACCTTGCATATCAACGTCATGTTGATTTCTATGAATTTGATTTACCAATTGAACAAAAAAGAGAGCTTATAAAAAACTCAATTGCTTGGCATAGAAAGAAGGGTACTCCTTGGGCTGTTGAAAAGGTTGCTTCAATTGTATTCCCTAGTGCTGATGTAGTGGAATGGTTTGATTATGATGGTAAGCCGTACACATTTAAGGTGGAAGTTGAACAACCTTTTGTAGCAAGTAAAGACATAAGGCGCTTAAAAGATGTGGTAGAATCCACTAAAAATAAGCGATCCCATCTTGAAAGTATTGCTATAAAAATGAAAGAGCAATCTATTATTGTCTCTCACAATTCAACACATAGTACTTATCCATTACCGATTACCAATGCTTTTTATACAGCAGCTACTCTTGGTAAAGGATTTGAAAATAATAATATGCTACACAGTAAGGTAATTGGTGGAGATAACCCTCTACCTATTTGCGGTGCATTTTATACAGAATAGGAGGTTACCTACTTGGCTATTAATAAATTAGAAATTGATTTAATAATAGATTTCATAATGAATCTACCACGTAAAGCAATAATAACAATAGCTGGTATTGATGTTGAATATCCCATCTCTAAAACATCAAGAGATGGCAATAAGATATCGCGTTATATCTTAATCGAGGAGGAAGTAGGGTTAATCACTAAAGCGCGTTTAGTTGATAGTCTTGGTCGTGATTTAGAAACATATACAACTTCCATCGATAAAGGAGCTGACGGTTTTAATATCAAATTTTCCACATCAATAAAGGTTGAAGGAGAGGTGATTTAGAGTGACTAAACACTACGAAAAAATCGATTGGCAATCTCAAATCTTAGATATTGATGATAATGGTCATCCTATACCTTTATTAGATAATCAAGGTAATCAACTCTATGATATTTATGGAAATAAAAAATTTAAACTTTTAAGGGAAGGTACACGACATACAGAAAAACGTGAAAATCACCGAGAAGAGGGTATCTACAACGCGCATGTAAGGATTGATGAAGTAGAAAGAGAAAATCAACGCTTACGAATTGAAATGGAAATGATAACTCGTGCACCTGGATCATCAGGTGTATTTTTTGATGACTTTTCTGGAGACGAATCATCAAAATTTGTGTTAGATAAAACAAAAGTAGACATCATTGAAGCTGTTGCTGTGGGTGCTACGGTACTTAAATTAGACAGTATTGAAGGGTTTAAGGCATTTACTCAAGTATCCATTTTTGATGATACTAATAGTGAAAATAAGCAGATTACAGCAATTGATACATCGAATAAAACAATTACTGTACAAGCATTACAGAATGCGTATAAGAAAGGCGCAAAAGTAGCAAGGTCAACGGTTTCTATCAATACAGTTAACAAGCAAATGAACTTTGGAACTTGGGATACTTATAAAGTGGAGGTGATTTGATTTGGCTCAGTACTATTATGATACGTACAATGTAGACGTTAAAGAAGAGTATGTAAAGTATTTAGATATTCAACAAGGTTTAATGACGCATAGTCAAACGGGATATAGTAGTTATACTTTTGATTCTAAGACCGGTCAGTTTAGTGAAGCAGGTACACAAAAAACTGTATTTCAGAATAATACAGGGGAAACAGTTTACGTTGTGTCACTTAATAGTTTAGAAGAGTATATAGCTAATGGTGGCGAGAATGGATTCAAATGGAACATATACAGGTCTCGGAAGGAACAAGTAAAATCTCGTGGCTCTGTACGACAGTATAACTTAATTGCGGAGGATGGAACTTATCCAAACAATGGAATACACACCGATGGCTATTGGTATGTAAAGAAGGGTATTTATACACCACCTACCAATACAGCACCTACAACACCAGGCGCGTTTACACAACCAACAGGATCCTTAGAAATAGGGGATTCAAAAGTATTTACAGTAGGAGCTTCTTCGGATGCAGAAGCAAACCTTTCGAAGTATGTATGGGAAGTATCAATTAATAACGGAACATTTACAAAGGTAGGAGAAACACAGTCACCTAGTTTTACTTACACAATTCCTACGGCAACAAGTTTAAAAATGCGTGTGAAAGCTGTAGATAGTGCTGGTTTAGAAAGTGGTTATCGTGAGAGCAGTGTTTTCACTGTTACGAAGCCTAAGTATTATTGGAGTAAGTATAATCTTAGTTCACAATATGTAGATACGGCACAATGGACTGATGCAGGATCGGGTAGTTCTAGTTGGTTTAATTACTATAAGGGATGGTGGTTTAACAGCCAAACAAATCTCTATGAAGGTCGCGGTGGTTCATGGTTTAGTGGGGAACCGTTAAACGTAGGTAGTGAAGCGTTTAGAATTGCGGATAATGGCAAATCTGTTTATAGATATGTCTCCAAAGCTTCTACTTACGTGAGCGAATCAGTTCCGTCGGATGTATACCAAAGAAACAGTATAAATAATAGTATTCAATACTCAAAAGGTTCACTAGTACAATCAGGAATAATAGCAGAAGAAGGATCATATCCAATAGATGGACGACATTCTGATGGCTTTTGGTACGTTCAAGGTAGTCGAGTAAATCAAAGTATTGCACCTCCTAATGTTTTTACTTCACCAGAAGGATCTACTTTAAAAAAGAATACAGTAGTAACTATTACATTTGGTGCTTCAAGTGCGCAAAACGTTACTTATGAAGCGGATTATAGATACAATCAAGTTCCATGGGTTACATTAGGTGTTAATGGAAATCTTACTCGACAACTTACAATTACGACTGATACAAGTAAGAAAACGGTTGAGTTTAGAGTTAGGGCAAAGAATACAAGTAATGTGTATTCGGATTACATTTATTCGAGTGTTTTTACCATTGAACATAATGTCATTCCTACAGTAACGCTTAATACACAAAATAATATGACGTTGTATGAAAATAGCACATATACAATTGACGGTAGCGCAATTGACAGTGATGATGATCAATCTGTATCAGCGTATTATCAAATTGACAATTTTCCAAGGAAAGTTCTTGGTACGGGAGTAAGTAAAACACCTATTGTATTTAACAAGCAACTTGTCTTTAAAAGTGGAAAGCTATTTGATGGTGATACAGTAATTACTGATGCACTTGCTGAAGGTGTTGCTCATACTCTGAAAGTTTGGTCGCAAGATGACCAAGGTGGTATTTCAAAAGAAGAAATACGTTCATTTCATGTTGTTCCTAACCGAGCACCTGTACTTACAATCAACCCTATAGATACTAGTTCTTGTAATATTGACAATGATTTTTTCAATGTTAATGGTACATGTAAGGATCTCGATGGAAATGAAGTAATTGTTTCGTATCGTATCAATAAAGGATTAAATACTGAAATTTATAGAGGAAAAGATGGTAATTGGTCATTTGAATTATCGTTGAAGAACCTATTAGCTGGTGAAAATACAATTGTTGTGGAAGTAGTAGACTCTTTTGGTGCGAAGACTTCTGTAGAAAAGAAATTAAATAAAACTATAATTTCAACGCCTATTTTAAGTTCCGTTGCAAGGTACAAAATTAAGCCATCAAACGGAACAGCAAAAGGTGTTTTGGTGTGGATTCAACGTCAAGAAGGTTTATCTATAAGTGCAGAAATAAGCATGGTTTTGGCCGGTGAACAAGAGAATTTTGCACCTATGGAATTGACAAATACAGCTCCATTGTCTCCAGGTGTTATTGAAGATGAATTTTACTTCAACACAACCGAAAGCAAAGATAATATAGTTGTGAAGTTAGACCTGACTCGTGCTAGTGCTGATGTGTCTGAATCTATTGAATTAATTAGTGGGGTGTTGGAGTAATGGAGAGAAGAAAACTGTTGAAAGATGGTACACTTGGACCACTCGAAACGGTAAAGCCTGATGAAGAAACATCGAAAGAAAAGATGGAGCGCTTAGAAGCTGAAAATGCTCAATTTATGTATTCAGATATGATGAAAGGCATGAAAATCGAAGAAATAGAATCCACACAAGCTGATTTAGTGTATCAGCTAATGCAGAAAGGAGTCTTGTAAATGGATTGGTTTACTAGTATCAAGCGATTTTATCCGAAGTATTGGACCAAATCAATGGTTGGTGATGCTGTGAAAGCAGAAAAGATTACTGAAGAACAGTATAAAGAAATTACTAAAGATGAATATGTAACAGCAGATTAAGCACCCATTGAGGTGTTATTTTTATGGGGTAAGGCGGGCTTATGCTCGTCTTTTATTTTTTAACTAAGTGGGTGGGGTATGGACAGATTAAAAGCAGTATTAGAAGTAGAGTACATGAAATTCCTATTCAATGAAGCAACCATTAAATCTTCGACAATCAGTACTATAATTGGGACGTTTTTTTCAAGAATGTACGGTGTTAAAAATACACCATTTATGATTGCTTTACTTGTTGTTATTGCAATGGATTGGTTCACAGGTATTCGTTGTAGCAAGTTAGATGGAAGTTACACAAGTGAATACGGTATAGATGGTGTAATCCGAACTATCGTCATTTTAATGTTACCGTTTTTAGGAACTAAACTAGACGAAGCTTTTATGCTACCAAATCTATTTTTCTTTATGTTTTGGGGTGGCCTTGTCTATCACAACTTTAATAGTTTTTCAGCCAACTGCGCACGCCTTGGGTGGGAGAAATGGATACCTAATAGTTATTTAGAACAGTTGTCTTCAGAGATTGAAAATAAGATTAAACGCTCTAATAAAAGAAAGGAAAGTGACACAAAATGAGCAAATTAAACGGTCTACATCCAGTAGTAAAACAGAAAGCTGAACAACTTTTAATTAATGCGAATAAAAGGCTTGGTAATTATAAAATGATCATCACTCAGGGATTGCGTACCTTTGCCGAACAGAACGCTTTATATGCTCAAGGACGTACTAAGCCTGGAAATATCGTAACGAATGCAAAAGCCGGTCAATCAATGCATAACTACGGTTTAGCGATTGACTTTGCACTCGTATCACCAGACGGAAAAAGGGCTGTTTGGGATACTAAAGCAGACTTTGATCGCGACGGTAAAGCAGATTGGACGGAAGTTGTAGAAGAAGCGAAAAAATTAGGCTTTGAGTGGGGTGGAGATTGGCGCAGCTTTAAAGATAATCCTCATTTTGAAATGACATTTGGATTATCTTTAAAAGATTTACAAAATGGTACACGTCCACCTACTAACGTTCAATCGAACAAACCATCCATGACACTTAAACCTAGTGACAACAAAAAATACCGACTTGCAACAGGCCCATTCGCTAATGCAAAAGAGTTATCCGAAGGTAAAACAGCATTCTTACAAAAGTACAATTGGGTTGTTTATGAGCGTATTAACGATAATCGATTATTCACTGGTACTATGACAGGTAAAAACGTTGCAGAACAGTATGCAAAACGTATTGCTGCTGAATTTGGATGGACAGTATATGTAAAGGAGGCTGAGTGATATGAAAGCACCAGCAATTTCAAAAGGAACTAAAATAAGAACTATCGCGTTGGCCATCACTATGGTTAACGCTTTTTTAATGATGATTGGAAAAGATATTCTTCCGTATAATGAAGCCGATGTAAGTGTGGCTGTAGAATGGATATATAAAGCTGTTTCATATGTTGCTATGGTAATAGCTACACTAGCTGCATGGTGGAAGGATAACGATTTTACTCCTAAAGCACGTATTAGAAAAGAACAAATGAAGAAATTAGATAAAAAATAATAAGCTAAAGCCCTTCTCATTCCGAGAGGGGCTTTTTTCATTTAATTATTCATTTGTATCTTGATTTTCCTGTTGATCATGATTAGTCGTTTCTTCTTGTAGATCTTGGTCACCATTATCAGTGTCATTTCCATTATCATTACCATTACATCCAAACAAGAATCCAATTGATAAGATAGTCGATAAAAGTGGTAGTAAATATTTTTTCTTTTTCATAATCATTCTCCTTTCATATAGGTTTATGGTTTCCTGTTTTAAAAAAATTACTACAGAGAAAAATAAACTTCATCATTTAAGAAAGGATTATTATCTTGTTTTGTGGTTACCATAGTAATGTTCTCCTTTCTTAGTGTTTCACAACCCCTTGAGAACATTTAAAGCCCTTCTCTTTATGAGAGGGGCTTATTTTTGTTGTTAAAATAATAACGCAATAGTTCATCAGATCTTGTTTTCAATGCTGGATTAAAATAGCTGTGGTCCTCTTCATGTCCTTTGTAGATAAATCGATACATAGTAAAATTCTCATCACTCTGCACTTTGAATACTTTGATTTTGTTCTTATACATGTAAGTTTTAGCATCTCTTAAATCTATTCTTATTGTTTTGAGAGTGTTCTCCACAAAATCGAGATATGGACCTTTCAATTTAAAAGGAGTATTTTCAATTATTTTTAGGTCTTTTTCTAAAATAGAAATAAGCATAGGTAAATATATCACTTGCTCTATTATATCCCTATCGTAATCAGGTATAAGTATTCTCATCGAATCCCTCATTTTGTCTGTTTTCCCTAATTATACACGAATGTTTGTTCTAATTAAAGTTGATTTTAGAACAAGCGTTCTTATATAATGATAAAAAAGGGAGGTCTTCACATGAAAGGTTTACTTATCAAATCTAGAGATTCTAAAGCTCCAATTATGATTTACTACGTAGATAAAGAAGGAAAAGTAACTCAACGTATTATTACAGTTAGAGTTATTAAAGATACATCTATTAGAGCATATTGCCATATGAGAAAAGCTGACCGTATATTTAAGATTGATAATATCCTTTCATGTGGACCTGTTAGAAAGAGAAGTGCATCATAATGTATAAAGACAGAGGAATGTTGAAATGGGCACCAGCAGCATTTATACCACAACAAATGGATAAGCTTAAAAAAGCACAGAGGGATGCTGAAAAGGTTCCTAAGCCAATTTTAGACGAACACCAAATAGAAGAGTTTGAAAATACAATCCTTAATGCAATGGAATTTAATTTTACGATAAAAGTAAAAGTTTGGAATGACGGATTTATCGAAGAAAAGCTTATTAAAGTATTTTATCTTAATGAATACAAAAAACAAATTCATGCTTTTGTAGATGAGGTAAATACCTGTGTTATTGATTATGAGGATGTTGTAGGAATTGAAATTCATGATAATAGATATATAAAATGACATTTTAAAATTCTATAATTTGAAATACATAGAAACATTTTCCTTATTGTGGTGTAATATACCTATACACTATTAGGGGGAATAATAATTATGAAAAAGTTATTAATGCTAATGTTAGTTTTAGTATTCGCACTTACAGGCTGTGGATCAAGTGAGTCTGAGAAGAGTTCAGGTAATGAAAAGCCTGCTGCAACAGAAAAGACTAGTGAAAAAGATAATAAAAAATTAGTCGAATCTTACTTTAAAGAAATAAACACACACTTTACAGCTATTCAAGATTTTGGTATTGCATTTGATGCCCTAAGAACTTCATCAGCTAATGGAGAAATAGATAATGCGACATTTGGTGAAAGAATTTATACTGATCTAGTTCCAGTAGCTGTTGATTTAGTAGCAAAAGTGGAAGCTGTTAAAGTACCAACAGATGAGGTAAAAGGTATTCATGAGAAGATAATTTCGATGCTAAACAAAAATCACCAAGCTTTGCTAGAAATTGTAGCTGGTGTTAATGCTAATGATATGTCTAAAATCACTGAAGCTAATGAAATACTTGCTGATGCTCGAAAGTTAGAAAGAGAAGTTGTGGAAGAAAGCACTAAATTAGCTGAGAAATATGGTATTAAATAACCTACAGCCCTGGACTAATAAAGTCTAGGGTTTTTTTCTTCTTCCATATCATATAGATCATCAACTTTAACATCTAATAACTTAGCTAATTGAAACAGTTCTCTAGTGTTAGGAAAACTTTTCCCGGTACACCATGCAGAGATAGTATTTCTACTTTTATTAAAATGCTTCATAATTTCTTCTCGATTATATTTAGACCTATCAATAATGTTTCCTATGTTACTTTTCATTTTTTATCACCTAAAATAATATTCGCTTTATCTTAGACTATTCCTTTCAAAGTTTATTTTGTATATATTCACGATTATTTTTTGAAAGACATGCAATATCTAGGCGAATGTTAATACATTGTAATTATCAAAGAAAAGGAGAGTGAAGAATTGTGGAAGGGATATTACTGATAGGGACATTTGGTGCAACGATGATAGGTATAGGTTTGCTTGATAATGCAGGGTTTAAAATCAATAATGGATTTCTTACATTTACTATGGAATGTGTAAAATTCGGTGGACTACTATACATTATCAAACTAGCAAGTACACTTTTTCTATAGTTAATTGGCTACACAATTTAGAAATCTGAACATTTTGCAAGCGCATCTGAATGGAGAGAAAGATGGGATAGATAACTATCTGTCGGAGATAAAATGTAAATAGAGGTACATGATTAACAATGCTATATATCAATGACTGTAAGCTACAATGAAATTTACACCTGATGAAAATTACTGTGAAAGATAGAATGAAAACTACATTGTAAATTACAAGGAGGGCTACAATGATAGAATACTTAGCTTTACCTCTAATAGCTGTTGGTGCAGCGCTTGTCCCAAAAAGAAAGATGAAGGACATCGATAAAATCAAAAAGGTATTCGAAAACACAGGCTTAGGTATTAGAAAACAAGAAGAGATCCACTACCCAATTCTACTTAATCAATCACACAAAGACACATATTCCGCATACACATTCTCACTTCCACTCGGATTATCCTCTAATCAATTTGAATCCATTATTCCAGCCATTGAAGAAGGACTTAATAAAGACTGTGATCATAACTTTGAAGATGGAGTATTTAAGCTCAAAACATTCAATTCACAGTTACCAATAAAGTGGAATTATACAGAAGACTTATTAAGCCTTAGTACATGGCAGATACCTATCGGAAAGAATTATGAAGGCATCTTATATCATGACTTTGAAAAGTATCCACACATGCTTGTAGGAGGAGTTACACGCTTTGGTAAAACGGTATTTATCAAAGAAGCATTTTACACATTGCTCATGAATCAATTAGAAAATGCAGAGTTTTACTTTCTGGACCTAAAGGGTGGGTTAGAGTTCGGAAAATACATTGGCCTTCCACAAGTTAAAGGCGTTGCATCTGATCTACCTGAATCGGTTGAATTATTAGCAGAAATCCACAAAGAATTAAAGGACCGTGAAAAGCTATTTAGGGAACAAGGTTTTACAAACATAGTTGATACTCCTATAAAGAAAAGAACTTTCATCATTGTGGATGAAGGAGCTGAACTATCACCAAATTTGCTAGAAGGTGAATTGAAAAAGTATGCTCGTTTTTGCCAAGCGACATTATCTGAAATAGCACGAATAGGTGGCGGAATAGGTTACAGAATGCTCTTTTGTACTCAATATCCTGTGAAAGAAGCTGTACCTATGCAAATTAAAATGAATATTGTAGCGCGCTTATCATTCATTGCTGCAGCACAAGTGTCTTCAAGGGTTATATTAGATGAAAATGGAGCTGAGAATTTACCTTCAATACCTGGTAGAGCTATTTATAAGATTGAAAAGCAACGTATTGTGCAAGTGCCTTACATTACAGATAAATACATGTTTAAAAGAATGGAGGAAAGAGAACATGATATTATCAACGCAAGCAAGAACAGAGAAGTTATTAATGACGATAGACCAATTAGGAATGGCCACAATAAAACATCTTCGTGGAATCCATGATTTAAAGTCATATCGTAATGCATGCTTTGCTCTTAAAAAGCTTGAACCATATACATCCACAACGTTCTTCAATAAAGAGAAGGTATATTATCTAAACAAGTGTGGAAGGTCACTGATTGGATCAGATAAGGATGTTAAGAAAACATCTAATCTTGAACATACCTTACTTAGAAATAATGTATATTTACACCTCAATTGCCCTATAGATTGGTGTAATGAATCCGTACTGGAATATGAAGTAGAACAGGCAAATAGTTATGGAATCATCATGAAAGGTCTTTCCGTTGCTACTAAGTGTAAGATGGTTGCTGATGCTGTTTATACTCGAAATGGCTACACTCATATTGTTGAAATAGATAATGTGCGCGATATGAAAGATAATCGAAAAAAGCTTCAGTCTTATGTGGATTGCTTTAAGTATATAGATACTCCACGTTTAGAAATATTCACAACCACATTAGATCGTAAGCGAAAGTTTGAAAAATGGTTAATAGATTTTAAATTACGTGGAGAAGTGATTATATTTAATTCCATTAAGTAGTATAATATGAGTGTAACTTTCTCCAAACTGTTACATTTTCACCATCAGCCACCGAGTAGGATATACTACTTAGTGGCTATTTTGTTTCTCTTAAGAATAGCTAATACCAATGTGCATTAATCATTTTTCATTTTCTAGGTCATCCCACATATCCATTAAATCATTATGTTCTTTTATCGCTGCATCTATATCGATCTTGTTTTTATCAAAATACTTATACATACATTCCATAGAACAGAAAGGCTCATCAATAATTAAACCTATAGCAAGATGATCCCAGTTGAAAAGAAAGTATTCTGAATGTGTTTTACTACTAATCTTTTCATTACAAGGTGAACATTTAAAGCTCCAATGATTTTTCTTCCCTTTTTTCATTTCGTTTCGTCTAAACAATTTTTCTTTATCTGTAATATGTGAATCGATATTATTTGTTTTATACAT